AGAAGTTATTCAATAACCCATAAATAAAAATAAAAATAAAAATAAAAATAAAAATAAAAATCATTATGAAGCATAATATTCCATCAGCATTACAAGCACTTGCTCCAGGAGCAGAATGGGCACTTAGTGGTGATACATATTCTGGGTTGGATTGGCATAATGGACACGGATATGATAAACCAACCGAAGCAGCAATTACTGCTAAAATCACAGAATTAGATAATGCAGAAGCAATGAAACTTCTGCGAGAAGAGAGAGATAGAAGAATTGCAAAGACTGATTGGAGAGCATCATCAGACCTTACACTTTCTTCAGAGTGGTCTACTTATAGACAAGCACTTCGTGACCTTCCCTCTACAGAAACTCCAACTTTAGATGCTAGTTATAACTTAGATTTTACTTCTGTTACTTGGCCTACTGAACCTTCTTGATATGACTTCGCAAATTAGAGTAGATAGTATTGTACCAACAACTGGTGTACCTACTGGTGGTGGAGGAGGTATTGTTCAGATTGTACAAACAGTAAAAAGTGATGCAGAAACTTTGACTTCTTCTACAACAGAGACATTAATTCCTGGTATGGAAGCAACGATTAGTCCAAAATCTTTAAGTAGTAAAATTTTAGTGATGGTTGTTTTGAATGCGTATGTTGGTGCTGCTTATGCAGGACAATATGCTGTTTTGAAGAGAGGAACTAATAATATTTCTGTAGGTGATGCTGCCGGAAATAGAAATAGAGCAAGCATTTCTCTTCAAGGTCCTAATTTTTATGATGTTGATTCAGTTAATTGGGGACCAGGACAAGCTTCATTACATTATTTGGATAGTCCAAATACAACTGATCCTGTAACTTATGGTTTATATCATGGAGAAGCTGATGGTACTGGCAATTACCTTTATATTAATAAATCAACTACTGATTCAGATACAAATCAGTATAATAGAGTTGCTTCATCTATAACTCTTATGGAGGTATCAGCATAATGAGTACAATCAAGGTAGATAGAATAGAACCACAAGATGGTTTACAGAGCAATGCTATGGGAGGTATTGTTCAGGTTGTGCGTGTTGTTCATACTGGACAAGTATCTTCAAACTCATCAACTTATGTAAGTACTGGTCTTCAGGCATCTATCAAACCCAGATCAGCATCTAATAAAATTATGGTTTCATTTGAACATTCAGTATATCATTCTAATGGATTTGGGAATCTTTCAATTCATGGTATAAAGATAAAAAGAGGCACTCAAGCAATTTATACACCAGTGACTAATAATATTGGTCCATATGATTTTGGTCTTGTTAATAATACTACTAGTGATTACAGTAATTATTATAATAGAAGTAGGGTAGAGTATTTGGATAGTCCAGCTACAACTGGTACTATAACATATTCAACTGAAATTGCCCTTTACCAAAATAATAATGGTACTGTATATGTAAATTATAGTGATTCTAACACTGTAGAAGCACCAAAATCTTGGATGACTCTTACGGAAATTACAGCATGACAATAAATACAGGAAAGAATAATATAAAATGGGTATAAAAGTACGGCATAATGGACAATGGGTAGAATTCACACCTCCTAGTAGTGGTGGTGGTGTTGGTGTTGGTACTACAGATAAGATTTCTGAAGGAAATTCAAAAGCAGAAATAATTGATACTGCAACTGAATCTAAATTCACTGTAGAAATTGATGCTGCGGAAAAATTTTCTGTTGATATTGGTGGTCCAAAAATACATAGACAAGATAATTCTAATGAAGGTGGATCTGTAGTATTCAATAGAGCAGTAGATGATGTTGCTGCTTTTGAACTTGATGTTTATGGATCATCAAGTTCTGATTCGGGTAGATTTAGAATTGTAGATTCTACTGGTGGTGTAGAAAGATTTGCGATCGGACCTTCTGGACAAATTGGTCTTAGTGGTGCTAACTATGGAACCTCTGGTCAAGTATTAACTTCTAATGGTTCATCTAGTGCTCCTACATGGCAGACTGTTTCTGGTGGTTCTGGTGGTAGTTCAGACCCTGTAGGAACTATTGTTGCCTGGGCTGGTTCTGTTGCTACCATTCCTAATGAATACCAACTTTGTGATGGTCTTGAAGCACAAACAGCAACACTTTCAGCAATTACTGGTACTTATGTACCTGATTTAAGAGATAGATTTATTGTTGGTGCTAGTGATATTAGTGGAACAGGAACATATCCTGGTGTCGGTGTTGGTTCTACTGGTGGTGCTGCTACTCATACATTAACAATTGCTGAGATACCGAGTCATAATCACGGAACAAATCCCAACAACTCTGCTACAATGACAGTTGGAGATGGTGTCTATGATATTCCTCAATACGGTGGGAACAATTACACAGGAGGTGGTCAACCACATAACAACCTTCCACCATATTATGCTCTCTGCTATATCATCAAGCACAGTGCAACAAGTGGTTCTGGTTCTAGTGGTGGTGGAATTGAATTATTATCACCAAAAACGGCAACTGGAACATCAGTAGAATTTACTGATATTCCTGCAGGTGCAAAAGAAATTACATTAATGCTCAGTGAGGTTGGAATCTCAGATGATACTAATCATCTGTTAGTACAATTGGGAACAAGTTCTGGTTGGATTAACACTGGATATTATGCTTCTTCTGAAGCGGAAAATGGGACTACTGATGTTTCTGCTAGTGATGGATTCCCAATTCATAATGTCAATGATACAGATTCTGCCGGTAACCGTTTTACTGGTTCCATGATTATCAATCTGTTTAAAACAAGTCCATCTAAGACTTATACTCAGATTGGACAATTTAAAAGATACAATAGTTCTAACGATTGCGAAGATTGTAGTAGTGCATGTCAAACTTATGGTAATTTAGATTCAATCAGTAATAATGCTGAAATAACCAGAATAAGAGTGCTTGCTAACCATACTGGTAGTGGTCAAAGCTTTACAAATGGTGAAATTAATATTTCATATAAGACTAGTGGTGTTGGTTCCACTAATAAAATAACTCAAGGAAATACATCAGCAGAAGTTGTAGACACAGGTTCTGATGGTCACTTTAAAGTTACAACAGAGGGTACAGAAAGACTCCGTATAAATTCTGACGGTTTTGTTAGTGTTAAAGATAGTAGTGTAAACGACTTTCTTGTAATTCAACCCACACAAGTATTTGAATGGTATATACCTAGTGGTTACACCAGACAATTGAGTCCTCAGATTGGGACTCAAATTACCAGCGGTGTTGTACCCAATAATGCAACAAGAAATACAGATGCTTTAGTTTATGATTATTGTTGGGATAATTATGATATTTTTGATTTAGATGGTGATGGTATAGTTTCATATACAGACACATTACTATTCTTTAGATATTACTCTAATTTTGCTGATTTAATTGGCACTCAAACGAATGTATGGTCATCAAGAGCAACTAGAAATGACAATACATCAATTAGACAGTTTATGTCGAAATATGATAGTATAGAAAATACTAATACATCTTATAGTGCAGCATCAAAAACTATATCAGGAGTTACTACTTCTACATCCACTAAGGTATTAGGTATTGGTGCTTCTGTTAGTGGAACGGATATTCCTGCAGGATCATTTATTGAATCTATTCAAGTTGGTGCAATAACAATAAATCAAAATCCAACAGGCACTCAAACAAATGCAACAATCACTATTGGAAATGGTGCCTATGATATTGATGGAGGTGGTACGTTAACCAACTTTAATGATGGATTTATTCTCCTGAGAATTTTTTCTGGATCATCAACACCATCAGGTGATACACCTGAAGATTATGAATCACATGATTTCAATAATGATTCATATTTAAATCCTGATGATGGTGGTGTAGCACAGTTTAGAATTTTAAGACAAGGCGTTGGTATTGGAACAACACAACCTGATAATAGGTTGCAAGTAGGCACAGGTAATAGTTCTTTTAATGTTACTGATTTAGGTTTGGTTGGTATTGGAACTGATAACCCAATATATAAATTGGACGTTCTTGGGACTAACGTACTTGCAAATATAAGAAGTACAAATAATAACTACGTCCTTCAATTTGCTGGAAATAACTGTCCATATGATGTATATGTAGGAACAGATAATGCAAATAATTTCCTTTTTGCTAATGAAAATAATGATGGAACATTTTCAGAAAGACTTCGCATAACCTCTGATGGTAAACTTGGAGTTGGAGTTGCTTCTCCAGCTCAAATGATGGAAATCACCAATACTGCTGGTACTGGTTCTCAAATTCAGTTGAGAGATACCTCAACTGGAACTGGTGTTGGTGATGGAGCAAGATTTGGATATAATGGTAGTGGTGCTCAAATATGGAATTTTGAAAATACTTATATTAGATTTGCAACAAATAATGCAGAAAGACTTCGTATTGGACCAAATGGAGAAATTGGTCTTGGTGGTGCTAACTATGGAACTCCTGGTCAAGTATTAACTTCTGGTGGTGGTGGAGCAAATATTACTTGGACTACTCCTTCCGAAGGTGGACTGTCAACATTAAAGGTCAGACAATTTACTAGTAACACTACATATACTCCAACTAGTGGTGCTACACGTTTTATTGTTTATGCAACTGGAGGTGGTGGAGGTTCTGGTGGTGGTACACCTACTGGTGGTGCAGGTGGTGGGGGCACTGCTATCCGTGCATATAATTCTACACAAATGGGCAGCAGTGCCTCTATAACGATAGGTAGTGGAGGTAGTGGAGGTAGTGGTGGAGGTAGTGGTTGGAATCTCAGTAATGGTAGTAATGGTGGAAGTACCACATTCAATCCTAGTGGCACTGGTGCTACAATAACAGGTGGTGGTGGATATAGATCAACTGCTACTGGTGGTGGTTCAGGAGGAAGTGGATCAAATGGACAGGCAAATTTGACTGGAATGAGTGGAGCTAGTACACGAGTTATTGGTGGTAATGATAGCGAATCTAGTCCTGCTGCTGGAGGATCATCACACTTTCAACATAGAGGTCATGGGGGTGATGGTGCATATGGATATTCGGCTGATAATCAAGATGATATTACGTATTATGGAGGTTCTGGAAATTCTGGAACTGCTGGTATAGTTATTGTTTATGAATATGGTTAAAGGAGGTAATTAAAATGGCAAATTATGCAATTATAGAAAATCAAACAATTACTAATGTAGTAGAATGGAATGGAGATACTAACAACTGGTCTCCTCCAGATGGTTCTATCGCAATTCTTTTAGATACTACTAACATAGGAATAGGAGATAGTTATGTCGGAGGAAATTTTGTAAAGACAGATATTTACACAACTGCTGAACGTTGGCAGGGTCTAAGAAATATGAGAAATGGGCTTTTAGCAGAAACTGATTGGTCACAATTAGGAGACATTCCTGTAGGAATTAAGAGTTCATATCAAAAATATAGACAAGAACTACGCGATTTACCTGCAAATATATCAGAACCTCGTAATGTCACATGGCCAGAGCATCCAGAATAAAAGTAACAGCATCTCTGCAAAAACAATTAGAAGATAATATAAACTTTGATGAAATAAATTATTTTGTTAGAAGAGATGGAGAAGGTGAATCTAAATTTTTTCCTGAATGGGAGAATGAAATTTCCGAAGAAAAATTAATTTCGATTAAATCAAAGAATCTTATTCTTGACACTTCAGGTAATAAAAATTTAGTCCATTTTCCAAGAAAACATGTTATTAGAATAAAACCAATAATAAAATCATTGTTTCCAAATAGGAAGATAAGAACAAGTGGATTTTTTTATTATCCTAAGACTGGATATATGGGATGGCATACAAATTATAATACAGCATCTGATACACTTTATGTTACATATTCAACAGGTGTTTCATTTTTTAGATATTATGATGGGGAGAAAGTTGTAACAGATTATGATGATTGTGGATTTACTATTAGAAAGTTTAAAAATAGAGCACAAAAACCATATTTCTGGCACTGTGTAGGAAGTGATTGTGATAGATTTAGTTTTGGTTTTCGATTATTGGGTGGTTGTGAAGAAGGGAGTCTAGAAACTCCTCCCTCTTAATTACGTAAAATAAACTTTCATATATGTTATTATTTTTCATTTTTACCATTCTGTGATTTCCATCTATCAATCTATATTTTAAATTGAGTGGATTTTCACATTCACAAACTATTCCTGGAAATGATGTATCACATTTTTCATATCTTTTTTGATTGGAAATTCCTTTATATGCAATTTCTGAGTGCTTTATTATTGTCAAACGTTCTTCAAGAAGAAAAGGTTTTAAGTAAAACAAATTAATTACACAATTATTACCATTAATACTCCAATCTCCACAAAATTTGCTATTTGTACAAACATGAAATCCTTTTAACATTACACTTTCGCTTGTATACTTAAATAAATATAAGAAAAAAAATTATAATGGGAACTAAAATTAGAGTTGATGGTGAATGGGTTGATTTAGAAATTAACAGCACAGTTTCTCCTGATGGTCT